AGGTAGGCGGCAAGGACCTTGCAGGGCTGGTGCAGACGCTCGGAAATGGCGTTGAGGGAGGACTGGCCGGCGATGAGGTCGCGGAGGATTTCGAGTTTGGTGGTCATGGGAGGGAGAGGTAGGTTTCGCGCCAGGGCGATTTGTCGCGGAGAAGCGCACCAGTGTTGTTGCGGTCGTAGGCGGTTTGCCATGGGAGCCGCAGGGCCTTGGAGAGAACGGTGAGTGAGAGCGAGTGGTGGGTGTGGAGGCGGTAGATGACGAGGGCCTGGAGGCGGCATCCGAGGTAGCCGCGGCGGAGGCATTCGACGCGGTCCAACAATGCTTCCGGCTTGATTGGCTTGGGGGATGCCGCGGCGGCGGCGGTGAGGGTGCGGGCGATGAGTTGGGAGGTGGTCATGGCGTCAGCGGATGAGGTTGTGTGCGCGGCGGCGGATGCGGATGGAGCGGGCGATCATGTGGCGGGCCTGGGAGCGTAGCGTGTCGGCGATGTGGGCGAGGGTTTCGGTGGGGCAGTGGTAGAGGTGGCAGTATCCTGGGGAGCCGGGACCGGAGATGATGAGGCCATCGGAGGACTCGGCGAGCTGGCGGATCTTGCGGTCGGACATGTCGAGTGCGTTGGAGAGACGGGCGGCGGTGTGGAAACCGGGGTTGTTGGAAAGGTGGTTGAGGAGGCGCTCCAGATCATCGACCTGGGCGGGCGACGGCTCGGTGAAGGTGAAGGCGGCTTGAGTGATCATTTTGACAGGGCTTGGATGGCTTGGAAGGCGGCGGTGAAATGGTGCCAGGCATAGGGTTCCTCTTTTTTGTTAGAGTATGCCTTGCCGTCGCGGAGGTGGAGGGTGAGCTTGCGGAGGCCGGCGGAGCGGATGAGGTCGTTGAGAATCTCGGCGGCTTCGGGATCGGTGGAGGGGTTGGGGAAATCGAGGCCATAGGCTTTGAGAAACTTGTGGATGTCCTTCTGGGTGGCCTTGGCGGGGAGCGGGACGGGTACGGTGCCGCGGTCCACGAGCTGGGCGAGGGCTTCCTTGTGGGGGCCTTTGAACATCTGCTCCTGCATGAGTTGGGTGCCGATGAGGACGAGGCCGCAGCCGGCGAGGTCGTGAACCTCGCGCAGGAACTCACAGCATTTGATGGCCGTGTCGGTGCGGGTGGTGAGGAATGCCTGGTGGAGTTCATCGACGATGAGGAGGCGCTGGCCCATGGCGAGGAGTTGGATGATGCGCTCGCGGGTGGCGGCGGTTTGACCGAGGCGTGCGACGCCGAGGGTGCGGGCGATGGTTTGCAGAAACTGGCCGAAGGTGGTGCCGGCGGGGAAGCGGACGAGATAGGTGCGGCCGATGGGTTGGCGGCGGACATACTCATCGGCGATGGCAGTCTTGCCGATGCCCATCGGACCCCAAAGGATGGAGACGTTGTGCATGGCGCGGGTCTTGTCGAAAACGGCGAACATGCGGGCGGAAAGGTTGGTCTCAATAAACTCGGGGTTTTCCGCGCCGGCGGCGAGGTTGTGGCGCGCGGCATCGAGCGATGCGATGGCCGAGGTGGGATCGGCGGGATACTCGCCGCGGAAAAGCCGATAGATGACCGTGGTGGAGACGCCGGTGACGTTGGAGAGCTTGCGCAAATTCCAACCCTTTTGTTTGGCGGTGAAAAACCAGAAGCGGAGGACCTCGCTGCTGTGCTCGTTGTAATGGTTGCTGAGGACAAGCTCAAAATCGTGGGCGGCGATGTTGAGGCTGCCGGTGTGCGACGGGGATGCGACGATGGTGGTGGTGGCGGTTTTGGTCATGTTGGTATGGGTGGAGAGGTGGGAGGTGTTAGAGTGCGTCCGGGAGTTCAACGTCTTCGGGGAGTTCGTCCCAGGCGTTGCGGATTTCGTGGTCGGGTTCGGGTTGGTAGTTGTCCCAATCGATCTGGGCGGCGTGGGATTGCAGGCGGTTTGCAGCGGCGGTGCGCTGGCCCTGCACGGCACCTGCGGAGCGGCGCTCGTGCTCGGTGAGGGCCTCGCCGGAGATCACGCGGCGATTGTGCTCGCGGATCTCGCGGGCCTCGGCGACCTGGTCACGGTGGAGGATGCGCGAAGGTTCGAGGATGTCGGCGATGCGCGAATGCTTCTCGCCGGCGGCGCGGGTGAGATCCGCAGAGCGGATGTCCGGGCGATCTTCGAACGGCGCGTCCGATCCGAAGGCGGCGGGGTTGATGGGGACGACGCGCTTGTAAAGCGGGACCTCACCGAGGAAGCGTTCCTTGGCATCGACGACGATGGCGGTGGCATCATTGAAGGGCAGGACAAACATCTTGATCTTCTCGCCGTGCGGGATCTCGCGGCCATGGCGCGGGCCGGAGCAATAACGGGCCTGATAGATGAGAGGATCGGCGGATATTTCCTGATCGGAGAACTCAAGGAATCCGCGACGGGCGGTGACTTCGCGGGCGAGGTCCGCTCCTAACATATCGCAAAGGACAGTAGGGGGAATCGGTAGGAACTTCTCGCGGCGATTCCAAACCTCGGCCGGAGACAGGTTGCGGCGGCGGGACCATGCTGACGGGTTTTCCTGGGCGGCGGCGCGGATGGCCATCTGTGATGGCATGGGCAGCTTGAGAAATGTTTCCTCATCGAAAAACTGCCCGCTGCCTGGGATGGTGGTGTATTCGTTGATGATATGTCCCAGCGCGGTCCAACCTTCCAGCTCGTGATCGGTGCGGCCGTTGAGACCGAACTGATAGTAATCGACAAGGAAGGGATAGAATTGGGTGTGGAAGTCGAGGGTGGGGAGGCGCAGTAGGTCGATGCGGTGGGGAGCCTTTTCGGCGATGGTTCTGATGACGCGCTCGATATAGGCCAGCATGCGGTCGGTGGTGACTGGCGCGGCGAGGCCGGACGAGGGGGAGCCGGTCTGCATGGGGAGGGCGGAGAAATCATTGTGCATCAGGTTATGCGTGGATTCGAGGCAGGCCTTGGCGCGGAAGTTGCCGCCCTCGGTGCCGGACCAGAATCCGCAGAGCGCGGCCTGCTTGCCCTCGATGGGCTGATAGTCCACGCGGATCATGCCGCCGGTGGCGTCATAGAGTGAGCGGGCGATGTGTTCGGAGACCTTGGCGGTGTTGTGCTCTGACATGAGCATAGTGCCTTGGGGGGAATATCCGAAGCGGTGGAACATGCCGGCGATGAACATGCGCATGTCCGCGCCGCCGATGGTTTCCCAAGATCCCGACTCGCGGCGGAGGCGGGGCTTCGCGCCGAAGTGGAAACGGTTGGCGGAAAAGAGATCGAGCGCGCCGAGTTCGAGGACGCGGGCGGGGCGGCGGTTCTTGCCGAAGGTGACGATGTTATCATGCCAGACGTCGTCGAGCTGGATGACAGCGCCGGGCCAGAGACCGACACGGGTGGTGAGAACGTGGGGGAGGAAGGGGTTGGTTTTGGAGGATGTGCCGACTCTGAGCGAGCGGAGGCGCGCGAGGTTGCCGTATTCCTTGACGACGCGCGAGAGGTTGGCATCGCTCCATCCGGCGGGGATCTTGGGCCAGCCCGGCCATGCCTCATATCCGGGGATGGCCTCGCGGCGTGCGGCCCAGCGGCGGCGCAGGGTTTTGAATGCGGAGAGGTTCTTGCGTTGGTGCTGCTCCACGAGATCCAGCAAAGCCGCGCCAAAGAGCGGGGACCGGCACAGGGCTTTGGGGGCGCAATGTCCCTGGCAGCGGCGCTTGTCGATGAGGCAGGTCCAATCCCCATGATGCTGGCGGAGGTTGTAGTAGTGCCTGCGGAAGGTTTGGGGGGAGATGCCGAGAGATGCGGCCTGGGTGACGAACCACGAGGTGATGCCGGTGGCGGGAGGGTTTCGCAGCGCGTCCATGAGGTCCTGCAATTCCGCACGGTGCGGGCCTGGCACGGATTCCCAAGAGGGGGAGGAGTAATCGACGGTGGTGATCATGACGCGCTACGGGTTAGAGGGTGGAAAGGCGGGCGTTGATGCGGTCGCGGAGCCAGCCCTGAAACTCCTTCATTTCGAGCAGGCCGGCCTTGTCGAGATTGTCGAGGGAGCCGATGCGGACGAGGCGTTCGCCGTTGGCTCGCCAGGTGGCCCAGTATTCGCGGGCGTCTTCAAGCTGGGCCTGCTTCTGGCTTTTCCGAGGTGCGGGCGGCTGTTTGTTCTCCGGGGTGGATTTTTCCCGTGAGGTGATGATTTCGAGGTCGAGGTAGAGTTGGCGCAGGTTGCGGCCCTCGGTGAGTTTTTCCAGCCAGTTGCGGGATTCCTCGTCGATCTCCGGGGCTTCGGCGATGGCGGAAAGGCGCTTGTTGGCCTTGACGGAGAGGTTCTGTTCGGCGCGGAGATTCTTGACGAGGTTGATGTATCGGCGGGCAGTATCGACGGAAAATTCAAATGCCGCACACTCGCCGATCTGTGCGGCATTTGGTGTTAGATTTTGGGATTTTCGGTCACTAAAAAGACGGCCCCATTCGCCGTGCGGCAAAGATTCCTGCAGGGATTCCAGGCGTGTCCCGGCGAGGATGGCGTAGTGGCTGGCCTCGGCGGCTTTCTGGCGTGCCGCGGCGGCCGCGCCATGGGCGAGACGGTGGAGGCTGTTGATGTCTTGGATCTCGCGGGTGGCAAGCGGGGCGGCGTCGGTGACGATTTCGGGGTCGATGATTTCGGTTTTCATGGGGTATCAGATTTCGGAAAATTTCGCGGTGCGGGCGGCGAGGGCGGAGAAGGTGCATTCGAGGGACGCGAGGATGTCCAGGGCGTCGGAGGCGCAGAGTTTCGCGCCGTCGAGGTTGCCGTTCGATTCCTCGTCGGCGGCTTCGCGGAGGAGGCCCATGGCCTGGCCGATTTCCTCCAGGGTGTCGGCGAGGTCGCGGCGGATTTGGTTGGGGGTGTTCATGGGTGGGTGGCTTCGCGGTTGGAGAGTTCGGCATCGGCGGCGATGACCAGGGCATCGGGCGGGAAATCGTCGCGCAGGGGATCGCCCTCGGTGAGATCCTCGATGGTGACGAGGGCGGCGGGTTCGAGATCGCCCCAGGGATCGAGGATGAGGAGGCGGGTTAGGGCCGGCATGCCGGCGGTGAGGCGGTGGAATTGTTCGAGGGTCATGGGAAGAAGTGGGAAGTGATCAGTGAGCAGTGAGCAGTGGAAGAGAGGCGGGGCGGATGCTTAGTGCCGGTCATCAAGCCGGTGCCTGCCTTGCGGATGGGCCATCCGCCCCATTGGTTGGGTGGTTAGAGGAGGATGGCTACGGCGGCGACGATGGGGAACCCGATGGCGACGGCGACGAGGGACCAGCCGATCATGGCCTCATGACGGCGGTGGTTGAGTGAGCGGCGCTCGGCATACATGGCGCCCATGAGGTCGATGTCGGCTTGGATCTGGGCGGCGGTTTTGCGGTCGGCGGAGTGCTCGCGGAGCGGGCGCGGGCTGTAGTGGTATGTGGTGTTCATTTTTTTTTGGGTTGGGGTTGGTGGTTAGATGTAGAGGCGGCAGCGGCCGACGGGGGAGAGCGGGGCATCGAGGGGGATGCCCTTTTCGCGGCGGTAGCGGAGGCGGTTTTGCTCGCGCATTTTGAAGACGCACTCGGGGCAGTTCTGGCTGACGAGGGCGATGGGGTTGGGAGCGTTGCAACGGCGGCAGCGGCCGGAGGTGACGCGGGCGAGCTGGCCGTGCACCGTGGCGATGCTCTTACGGCGTTTTCTGGCGGCGGTGGCAGTTTTCATGGGAGGATGGCGATGCCGAGGTTGTGGAGTTGTTGGGCGGCCTGGGCGGGGGAGAGATCCCCGTCTTGGGCCATGGCAAGGATGCGGCGCACGGCGGCGGCATCGGCTTCGAGTTGCTCGGCGAGCGCCTGGATGCGGCCGAGGGTTATGGTGTTGGCGGTCATGGTTTTTGTTGGATGGAGTGGAGAGCGAGGAGGCAGAGAGGGTGGTGGCGGAGTTTGAGGAGGGCGTCGTCGTGGATCTGGCGGAGGCGGCGGTCGGTGATGCCGTGCTCGGCGGCGAGTTCGGCGGTGGTCATGTCTGCCGGGGCCTTGCGGAGGCCGGCGGCACGGAGGGCGAGGCGGCGGAGGTTGGCGTCCACTGCGGCGCGCTCGATCCATGCGTCGGCCAGGGCCTCGGCTAGGGAGTCGTCATCGTGGAGGTCGTGCATGGGGAGGGGTTCAGGCGGTCTTGAGATAGACTTCGATGGCCCGGCGGACGGTGGCGGAGAACGAACGGTCCTCGGCGTCGGCCTTGCGGATGATGGCCTCCTGCAACTGCTTGGGCATCGTGACCGAGCAGGGCTTGGCATCATCGCCAGAGCGTTTGCGGCAGGCTTTTCTCGTGTTGGTCTGGTTCATATTATTTCGGGTGGGACGTTAGCGAATCGCGTTGAATATGCACGGACATTATTCAGTATTATACCCACGACAAGGAAAATCTTGCAAAATAGGAAAAAAAATTATACCCATGAGGCATGGCCAATTCTCCCCACCCCGAAACCGTCACGGTATCGTTCACGCTGCCGCGAGAATTGGCGGCAGCCGTAGAGCAACGGGCAAGGCAGGGATTGACGAACAAGAGCGACATCATCCGCCGGGCCTTGCTGAATTACCTGAGCCCCGAGGAAGCGCAACAAATCATGAGCAGCGTGTTGCGCGATGACGTCGTGAGATACAGAACCAAGAAACCCCCGAAGAAATGAAAACCCCACGATTTTGGATTTATGGTGCGTTGGCGATGTTCGCGTTGGTGATGTGGGCATGGGTATCGAATGCCCGGAGCAAGGCGGATCGGCTGGATGCGGCGGAGCGCGAGGCGGCTGCGGCATATGAGCGTATGGAGGTGGAGATGACGCGGGAGCGCGAGGAGTTTGAAGCGATGGACGCGGATCAACGGGCGGAGTATTTGCGCCAGACGCATCTTGAGAGCATGCGGCGGCGGGTGACGGAGGCGCGGACGCCTGGAGAAATCGCGGCGGCGCAGGCGGAATATGAGCGGGCGCTGAATGAGCGGTGATTTTTGGTCATTTCCGGGGGGTGCTATGATGCGGCCATGGCCGAGCAGATGCAGCTTCTGATATGGGAGACGGAGGTGACTCCGGCGGGTGACGGGCGGGCGGTGGTAACAGCGCGCAAGCCGTTGCACCGGATGAGCGTGGCGCAAGCGGCGAAGCTGTTAGGATGCAGCAAGGACAATGTGTGGCGGGCATTCCGTGCCGGATTGATCACGGGATGGAAACCGGGCGCGCGGGCGAGCCGGCGTGATGGAAGGCAGAGCAATGCGGCATTGGTTCTTGATGCGGGGAGCGTGCTGGGATACAAGGAAAGCGTGACGCGCAGAGGGATGTTTTAGACGTGAAGATGAAGTGCGACGGTCATAGACCGCCGCTACAATTCACAGGGAAGGTGCGGTAGTTGCGGCAAGTGCGCGCCGGGTTGCGCGGCGGGTGTGATTGGGTGCGGGCATGCAGATTGCAACGCACGTCCGACACCAGCTCACGTTCCTTGCGGGACTTGGTGGTCTTCTGTTAGGTTGGCGGTTGATCGGCCCGGATGACGTGGCGGCGGTGAATGAGGCGGGGTCGAAACTGATCGACCCGCTGGTGATCATCGTGGGCGCGGTGGGCGCGTTCCTGGGGCGGCTGGCGATTTCATGGGTCTCGGACATTTTCCGGCGCGGCGCTGGAATGTTGGAAAAAGAAGAAAGCGGAGAGAGTGGCGGCGCGTCCGGCGGCGGATCTGCGCTGCTGCTGCTCGCCTGCACGGCGGGACTGCTGGGAGGCGTCCCGTCGTGCAGCATGGGCGAGTATCCGATCACCGGCAGCGTGACGTGGCGTGACGAGTCCACGGGCGCGAAGGCCGGCCTGACATTCCATTCACCGCCGCGGCGCATCGTGGCAGAAAAATGATTTACGGAGGGCCGGCATGAGAGGCAGTGAGCAACCTGAATCCTTGGACCCGGCCCCCACACTCTAACCGAAACAAATGAACCCCTGGCTCGCCATACTGCTCTGCCTGCTGCTGCTCGCCGCCTTGGCGATGATCGGCAGCGTGGCGCGCGACATCTGGCGCGAGATGGCTGGACCGGATGAGGACGAGGAAACCCGCAAGGAGATCGAAAATTGGAGGGACGGGAAATGAAAATGTCACTGGCCATCCTCACGGGCATGACGCTGGCGGTGCTGCTCATTGCGGCGGGGATCGCGCGCTGCGCGGAGATCAAGCTGGCCTGGAATCCGAATCCAGCGGCGGAGAACGTGACGGGCTATGAGGTGCGCGCCGAGGAGGTGTGGGGCTTGCATGAGGTGGTGATGAAAACCACCGATCCGGCGTCGACGGTGACGGGGCTGAAGCCGGATGTGATGTATTTTTTCAAGGTCCGTGCGGAGAACGCGGCGGGGTTTTCTGATTTCTCGCCGACTGTGACCGCGATTCCGTTGCCACGCTATCGGGTGACGATCCAGAAGAGTGACAGCCTGGCGAATTGGACGGATACGGAGACGGTGCTGACGGGGCCGGCGCATGGTAGCGGGTTTTTCCGGCTCAAGATCGAGATGGATGATGACCAGGGGGTGGCACCATGAGCCTTGTGGAGGACATCAAGACCATCCAGCGGCATGTGGGTGCGGAGGTAGACGGAATTTTTGGGCCACGCACGGCGGCGAAGGTGCTGGCGGAGTTGCAGAAGGATTCCAGCGACGGTCATAGACCGCCGCTACAGGAGCTGGATGCGCGGACGCTCAAGACGATCGGCACGCTTGATCCGAAAGCCCAGGCGGCGATGACGACGTTTGCGCTGCTGGCCAAGGCGACGGCGGCGACGCTGGGCTGCGACTATGTGGCGATCTCCGGACACCGGACATGGGCGGAGCAGGATGAGCTTTACGAGCGGGGCGTGACACTGGCGCGCGGTGGCGAGAGCAATCACAACTTCGGCATCGCTGCGGACTTCGCGGTGTTCCGGGGGAAAGTCTATCTGGACGACTCGAAACCGGAGCTTGCACGCCGCGTGCATGCCGCCTGCGCGGCCCATGCAAAGGACTGCGGGCTGGAATGGGGCGGCGATTGGAAGCGCTTCGTTGACCCGCCGCATTACGAGTTGGCCACCGGCCTGACACTCGCGGCGAAATGCAAACTCTACAAGGAAAGGGGGAGTGTGCTGTGAGCAACGAATTGGATGAGGACCGCGCCGATCTGATGGATACGCACATGCGCAATCTCTATGTGTGGCTCTGCTGCCAGCGGGATGAGGCGGCGGCCGTCTCCTCGCTGGAGGACTACGCGCTGCGCGACCTCCTCGGCTGGCTGGCCCGTCTCAATGTGTTCTCCGGCATCCCCGGCATGATTTACGGCCACGCGATGGTCGAGGCCTCGAAACGATTTCAAAAAACATGAACCTGCTCCCCCTGCTCTTCGCCAACCTCACACCGCCGGACACGATGATTTCCGGCGACTGGATGCTCAAGCTCGTCGCCGCCCTGTTCACGGGCGCTGCGCTGGTGCTGGGGCGGTATTGGGGAAAAAAGGAGGCATCTGAAATGACCATCAATAGCCCGGTGCCGGAGGTTCCTACGCGGAAAGTCAGCACGCCGCCGAGTTGGGACGCGCATGTGGCACTCTCCGACCGAGTGACAAGGCAGGAATTGATTTCCAACGAGCTCCGCCACGATCTGAGCGAGGTGAGGAAGGATATGGGCGTGCAATACCGCGAACTGATCAAGGCCGGCCATGACAGGGAACAGAATTTGTCCGACAAGCTGGACGGAATTTCGCGCAGCATCCACGCGCGCATTGATGAACTCATGAAGCCCAAGACACCACGATGATCAATTTGCAACGCACCATCCTGCGCAACCTCGACGAACGCTCGAGCGGCATGTGTCCGACTGGCACGCTGTGGGCGGACGTAGGCCTGGATGAACCCGGCACGAGCTACAGCGAGTTTAAGCGCGCCCTGGATGCGCTTGAACAAAAGGGTCAGGTGGTGGTGATCACCGGAGAGGACAGGCAGAAGGCCAAGATCACGGACGCGGGACGGGCCAGACTGTTAGAACAATGAACCATGGCAAGGAAACCACGCGGAGATTCAAAGCTCGACAACCTGCCGGAAGCACAGCGGGAGGAGCTGGTGCAGGGCATCATGACGGGCTGGTCTTACGAGGCGGCACGGCAATTCGTGATGGAATCCTGCGGGGTCTCGGTCTCGTTGTCTGCATTCACGCCATTCTATTCGCGTCACGTAGCGCCGGTGTTGAAGGAGCGGAAACAATTCGCGGCCCTCTCGGCGCGCACGCTGGCGAAACTGGCCAAGGAAACGGAAGCATTCGATGCGGCGGCGATCGGGGAGCTCAAAGAATTTGCCTACCGGCTGATCCGCGATCCGAACAGCCAGCCGGAGGAGGCAAGGAGGTGGATGGAAACGCTGATCAAGGCGCAGGCCGGCGCGCGGGACTCGCGGAAGCTGGCGATGCTGGAGGCAAAGGCGGCGCAGGCGGACGAGGCGGCCGGAGTGGCGAACGACAAGAAACTCACGCCGGAAGAAAAGGCGGCGGAACTGAAACGGATTTTCCGGATGGGCTGACCATGGCAAACAAGCAGAAAGACGCGATTGAGCAACTCCGCAGCCAAGTGGCCGCGGCGAATGTGGCGGCGCGCGAGAATCCGCTGTGGCAGATGGAAGTGCCGGAGCTTGAGAAGCTGGTGGAGACGCACACGCTGGGCAGCTCATACAGCGGATGGAAGAATCCCTACCCGGCGGGCGATCCGCGTAGCGTTTATTTCGAGTATCAATTCGCGGCACACCACGACCGCAGCCGCGCCAAAATCCAGATCCAGAGCCGCCAGACGGGCAAGGATTTCACGATGAACGGCGAGGCGGTGGAAGATTGCCTGTCTCAGATCACGGAATGGATGCTGGCCGCGCCATCGGAACGCCAGGCGTTGGATTCGATGGACCAGGGCAAGCTGTGGGCGGATGCGTTTGATTTCCACATCAAGGACATCTTCGAAGAGCGCGAGGGCAACAGCTCGCAGCACTTGCTCAAGAGTGCGGAGATCCTGTTTGAGAACGGCAGCCGGATGCGCGCGGTGCCAGGCAAACCGGATACGGTGCGCGGAAGGTCGTGCAATGTGATCCTCACGGAGTTTGATTTCTTCGAACAGCCGGCAGCGACATGGAAGGCGATTCTGCCATCGATCACCAATCCTTTGCGCGGGGGCGAGAAAAAGATCCGGATCGGCACGACTCCGAACGGGGTGGGCAGCGCGGCGCACAAGATTTTCACGAAGGATGACAGCAAGGACAAACTGCGGTGGAGCCGGCACCTGGTGACGATCTACCATGCGGTGCTGATGGGCCTGCCGGTGGACGTGCAGCAGATCCGCGAACTGATGGATGACGAGGAAGGATTCGCACAGGAATTTCTCTGCCAGTTTCTGGACACGGTGAACGTGCTGCTGCCTTACGAACTGATCGCCATGGCGGAGAGCGCCGAGGCCACGGAATTCTGGGGACTCGACGACGCGAAAAGCGCGGGCAATGTTTTCATGGGCATCGACTTCGGCCGGAGCAATGACCCGACGGTGGCGTGGACGCTGCAACGGGTGGGTGACATCCTGTGGACGCGCGAGGTGCTGGTGCTTGAAAAAACCAGCACGCCGGACCAGGAGCGGATTTTATCCGACCGCATCGCGGCGAGCGGCAAGGTTTGTTTCGACTACACCGGCCCCGGCATCGGACTGGGGGATTACATGGTAGAGAAGCACAAACGCTGGCGGCCGGAGGCGCATGAGTTCGGCAAGGTGGAACTCTGCACCTTCACGAGCAAGTTCAAGCGGGAGATTTTCCCGAAGCTGCGGCGCGTCTTCGAGGCCCCCACGAAGCTGCGTATCCCGATCTCCACCAAGATCCGCGAGGACCTGCACGAGATGAAGCAGGTGATTTCCAATGGCGAATACAACTACTGGGCTGCGCGCACCAAGGAAGGCCACAGCGACCGTTGCACGGCGCTTGCATTGGCCGTGCGTGCGGCCGGCGGGGAGACCGCTCCGGTGGCCTTCGACGTTCTAACCACTCCGGGACTCTCCAAGAGCGGGCGAGGCCGCAAAAGTGCTCTATGAAAAATTTCGCGTTAAAATCAATTTCTAGGGGGGGGTGCCCGTTTTTGGCATCATCACCCATCCCGGAGCTTGCGGCAAAAATGCACAGCCTTGCACACGGCTTTATGGCGAAGTCAGAGGAAAGGGGGCATCGTTGAATCTCACAATGGAAAATCTGGGCCTGCGGTGGCGGCAAATGCGGTTCAATCCGCTGCGCTCGCTCACCCCGGAGCGGCTGGCTTCGGCACTGGATCAATCGGCCGCCGGCTGGCTGCGCGAACAGGCGCTCATTTGCGAGGTGATTGAGCAGCGCGAGGCCATCGTGCGCAGCGTGATGACCAAGCGGCGCGCGGCGGTGGCCCGGCGGGATTGGCAGATCGTCATGCCCGACCCGGACGATCCGAAGGCGGAGGCGCACAAGGCCACCCTTGAACACTTCTACAACAACCTCACGGTGACGGATGCCGCGGACCTGAATGTGCGCACCGGATTCTCCGGCCTGCTGCGCCAGATGATGGATGCCATCATCCAGCGCTACGCGGTGCATGAGATCATCTGGAAACCCGGAGCCGACGGCCTGACCGCCGAGCTGCGCCGCGTGCCGCTCTATTTTTTCGAAAACCGCACGGGCAAGCTGCGCTTTGTGGGGCCGGAGACCCGCGCCGATGGCGTGGATCTGGAAGAGGACGGCTGGATGGTCACGGTGGCGGACGGCATCGGCGAGGCGATTTCCATCTGCTACATGTACAAGCGCATGGGGGTTCAGGACCTGCTGGCGTTCTCCGAAAAATTCTCCATCCCCGGCGTGCTGGGCCGGACCTCCGCCAAGAAGGACAGCCCGGAAGGCATCGCCATGCGCGACAGCGTGCTGGCCTACGCCTCCGAGTGGGTGGGCCTGGTCTATGGCGACGACGGCGCGATCAAGGACCCCATCCAGGTGATCCAGACGCCCGGCGCCGCCACCCTGCCGCAGATGACCATCGCGGAATACATGGACCGCATGATCGCCACCCTGGTGCGCGGCGGCGACCTGAGCACGATTTCCCGGAAGGACTCGACCGGCAGCAATCCGCAGGAGGATGAAACGGCGGCACTGCTGGAAGACGACTGCGCGCTGGTTTCCGAAACCCTGCAAACCCAACTCGACCGGCTGGTGATCCGGATGGTGCATGGCGACGAGACGCCGGCGGCTTACATCGTCGTCAACCCGCCGGACACCACGGACGCGAGACGCGAGATCGAGATCGACGAGGCCCTGGCCCGCCTGGGGGTGAAGCAGAAGCCGGAGGATCTGGCGGAGCGGTATGGGCGGGAATATGCGGAAGATCAGGAGTCGGAGGAAGAGGTGAACCGCAAAGCCGCAGAGGGCGCAAAGGGCCGCGAAGGGGAAGAGGAAGAGATGGCGGCGGAGAATTACAATCCGGACCAAGCACGCAATCCTGCCGGGCAAACCGGAGGAGGCCGATGGATGGGGCTTTTGGAAGGAATCAAACCCTCACACGAATATGTCGGCGGAGACGCCTGGCAGAAGGATATGCGTTCCTCGATTCGAAAGGGTGAAGAGGAAATCGCTTACGCCGATTGGGATTATGACAAGTTTGAGAAAATCCCACGGATCAAAATGATCGAAGTCTCTCCGAATTACCAGCGCAAGGGCGTCGGTGCCCGTTTGGTGAAGGACATCATGCAAAGCATCGGTGCTGGAAAAGTTGAATGGACGTATGCAACGCCGGCCGGTGATGCGCTGCGCCAAAGTCTGATCAAATCCGGGATTGTTTTTCACGACCCTGATATGGCGGAGAATTACAATCCGGACCAGCCGCGCGTGCCGAAAGGTCTTGGCGATCCCAGCGGCGAATGGACGGACGATCCGGAGCATGCCGGCGATTGGAAGCCAAAGGGCAAAAAGGGAACAGAGTCAGGCAAGCTGAAATGGAAAAAGAGAGAAGGAACCAGGGTTATGGCACCGCTAACCTACACGGATGACTACACGATTTCCCATCGACCGGGCCGTCACAACCTGACGCATACAACCGAAGGAAAAAACGACCACCTTGGTGAATTCACAACTGCCGATGAAGCCAAGGCGGCGGCGGAAGTACACGCGACAAAAAGCGTTGTTGAAACCCAATCCAAACCCTACATCAAACCCGACACCGCCAAGCTGCTTGGGGAATTTGGAGGGGTCAATATGCCGGGTGTCGGGACATTACAATTGACCCAGCAAGGTGAGATGTGGGTAGGAAGCATCGACGGCAAACCGGAGCTGGCATTCAAAAAGAAGGATGACACGGTGACAAGTCTTGTCACTCTGGCGGAATACCGGAAGTCCCAAACCAAAACGCTCCGCAAACCCGCCGCCAACGAAGCGCAGTCCTCAGATTTAGCCCAGCGGCTAACAGGGGCTTTATCCGCGGATCTGCAACCGCTCGGCGAGGCGCTTGCAGGGGCTTTGCAGGCGGGCGACATGCCGGCGTTCCAGGCGGCGCTCAAGAAGATCTCGAAACGGATGCCGGAGTTTCTGGAAAGCCCGGCAATGGAAGACCTGATGGCCAGCGAATTTGTGAAAGCACTCACCCAAGACGAAACCGAGATGGCGGAGAATTATAATCCGGACCAGGCGCGGGCACCGAAGGGTAGCCCTGATGGAGGGAAGTGGACGGCGGGAGGAGATGGCGGCAATCAAACAAAGGAAGCCAGTGAATCACCAACTTTGTTGGAAGCCAACGGAACACGAAATCCTGAATACGTAGAGCCTGTAAACGAAATTTATCCCGGACGGGAGGCCGATGTTGATGAGATGGCGGAAGACATGAGGAAAAACGGATGGACCGGCCGCCCGATTGGTGTCGTGGGAGATAATGCCATTACAGGCAGTCATCGGATCTTCGCCGCCAGAAAAGCAGGGCTTGAAGAGATTCCCGTAATTGAGATTGATGAAGAAACAGCGGATCAATTTAACGAGTGGTTTACAACTACCGAGGAATCGACCTGGGGCATTGATTATTCCCATTGGGCAACTCAAGACGACGAGTCAAAACTTGCTGACATCAGCAAAGCACTGAAAAGCGGCATCGAAGGTTTGGCGGATATGGAAGCACTGCTTCGTGCGGAAGTCGCCAGTAATAATGTGGGTAAAGACTTCGTGGGTTTCAAAGGACAAATCGCATACACCCCAACAGGTATTTTTTCAGCCAAGCGGAATCAATGAAGCAACTCGGACATTACATTCAAAGCGGCCGTTGTGGGCATGCGACCTTGCTCCCAACCTTCGACGGTGCGGGGAGAAACTCCGCACGCATCGGCGAGGGCTTGTACGGACAGGCCGGTCTTGTCGCGGATGGCCTTGATGCCGGGAGCGTAATCCATGACTTGGCCGTGATCGTCCAGAATGACGGGCTGGCCGTAGGAAGAAGCGCTGTGATCTGTGGTGACTTTCATTTTTTCAATGGGTTTGCCGGGGCGTCATCTCCGCCTGCATTTGGAAAATACGCAACATTGCGTAATCAATCAAATCCTTTTTTCAACTGACATGAACACAGACACCATCCTCGCCAACGCCGCCGATGGCGGATCGCCATTCGCCATCCTGCAACCGGACGGTTTTCTCGTGCCCTTCGGCGAGTTTCCGCACAAGCAGGGCCTGCAACTCTTCGACCGCGCGGCGGCGGAGGAGATCGTGAAGGCGCACAACTCGGCGCTGTCCAAGCTCACGCGGCTGGTGACGGGCGGCTCGTATCCGGTCTATGTGGGGCATCCGGACCTCCCCGGCAGCAAGGACACGGACAAGCGGGCTTACGGTTGGATCGAGAACATGCGGGTGACGGATGAGGGATTGCACCTCTCCGCCAAGTGGAGCGACGCCGGCCGCGAGCTGGTGGAGAACGCGCACTTCAAATTCTACTCGCCGCTCTGGTGGACCAGGAAGGTCAAGGGCGGCATCCGGCCCATCGCGCTCAAAAGCATGGGCCTGACCAACGATCCGAATATCCCCGTACCGGCGCTGGCGAATGAGGCGGAAGGGGAAGAAGTGATCAGTGATCAGTCATCAGTGATCAGTGAAGAATCACAGAGCGAAGACGAAACCAAAGAACCAATCGAAAACATGAAACCAGAAATCCTGGCAGCCCTCGGGCTCGACGAAGGGGCCACACCCGAAAGCGTGCTGGCCAAGATCACGGAGATCCAGGCGGCGGCGAATGAAGCCGAGGCCCGCATCTCCGAATGGCAAACCGCAGTGGCAAACGCCAACGCCGAAATCGCGCGGTTTGAAACCGAACTGGCCGCCGCCAACCAATCCGCCAGCGAGGCCACCGCCGCCCTGGCCGCCGCCAATGAAAAGGTGGAGGAAATCGAAGCCAACCTCGCCATCGCCGCCAATGCCGCGGTGCAGGCGGCGGTGACGGCCGGCCGGATCACCCCGGCGGAGGCGGAAGCCAAGGCCAGCGAGATCCTCGCGGCGAATGACTTCGATGTGGCGCTCAAGGAACTCGCCAAAGCCCCGGCCAGGTTCAAGACCGCCAGCACCACCGGCGACCTAGGCGAGGCCAAGAGCCGCCTGGTCGTGGCCGCCAATGACGAGAGCGCGGCCAAGCGCAACGAGCGCGCGGTGCTGGTGGCCAACGAATACGCCAACACCAACCCCGCCCTGAGCGAGGGCGAGCGCAAGCGCATCGCCTGGCAGCGGGCACAGAAGAAGCACCCCGAACTCTTCGCCAAGAAAGACTCTTCCGGATCGGCCGCGTGACCGCCCGGTAGCATAGCAACACGCACAGACAAAATCCGACGGTCATAGACCGCCGCTACAACCAATACCAAAAACATGAAAACACTGAAATTGAACATCATCCTGGCGGTTGCTGCCATGGTGTCCGCGTTCCGGGGCCTGCGCCTCGCCGCGAACGTCTATGACGCGGCCGTGGAAACGCACGACACATCCGTGACCCGCACCAACGACGCGGCCATCACCGCCCGCCATCTCCTCTGGGGACAGGGCAGCACCGATGGCGGCGTGGCCGTGAACATCGCCACCACCCCGCCCCTCGGCACCATTGACAACATCGAAACCGGCACCGGATTGCGCCAAAGCGTGCTCCTGCTCGGCAAGGGTTCCACCAAGAAAATGGTGGCCAATGCCGCGATCACCGCCGGCTCGCGTGTCTTCACCGCTGCCGCTGGCAAAGTGAGCCCCACGCACGGTTCCACCCTGTATCAGGTCGGCATCGCCCTGACTGCTGCCGCCGCCGATGGCGACATCATCGAGGTGGCCGATTGCGCCCCCATCAAAACGAACAGCTAACAGACACCACATCATGAACAAATTCCAATCACTGGCAGGCAACACCGCCGAACTCAACGACCACTCGAAAGTCTTCGCCGGCTACAATCCGGACGGCCCGAGCGGTATCATCATGGCGGCCAACGACGCCAACTTCGACCAGACCCACCTCTCCGAACCGCTCACCGAGTATCTCGTGGACGTGCCGGATGCCGAGGGCCTGGACACCCTGATCGAGGCCGCCTTCCCGTCCGTGCCCGTGGGCCGGAGTTTCTCCTATCGCGTCCATGACGAGAAGGAGAGCTTCCAAGCCGCGATCAATGACGAGGACATCCGCGAGATCGGCGGCGACTTCGCGCAGATCCGCCGCACCGGCACGCAGGCCGACGGACGCACCGATAACAAGGGCCTCGTCATGATCCTGGACAACGACCAGGGCGGTGAGGATGCCGCGGTGCAGCAACGCGCCGTGGCCAACCTCCGCAACCGCCTGCTCCGCACGGAACTCTACCGCGGCGAGGCACTGCTCGAAGCCAACGACACGGCCACCACTCCGAACTGGGGCGGCAGCAATGCCAGCGCCGATCCGGATGGCAACGTGTTCGAGGCCATCGATCTCTCGGGCGACGCCCGCGGCATCGATGCGAACATCGTGCTCTTCGGCGGCGGCGCATGGACCAAGCGTTTCCTGAGCCTCGGCCTCGGCAGCAATGCCGCGCGCCATCAGACGCGCAACCTGACGCCCGACCAACTCCGCGACCTTCTCGGCGTGGAGGCGGTGCTCAAGAGCAAGTTCCGGTATCAATCCAGCGGCACTGCCAAGAGCAAGCTGGTGGCCGACAAGGTGTATGTCTATTACGCCAAGCGCGGCGCGATGGCGGACGATCCGTCCAACATCAAGCGTTTCGTCACCAGCGTTCCCGGTGGCGGCCTGCTGCGCGTCTACATCGAGCCGCGCCTCAAGCGCACGGTGATCGCCGTGGAGCATTATAGCCGCCTGGTGCTGACCAGCTCGCTGGGCATCCGCAAGATCGCCCCGACCTTCAGTTGATCGGCGTGACGGATTAGGACTCCGGTCCGTGCCCCTGGCTGGTGAGCTATGGCTCTCCTCACGACCAGCCAGGGGCATCATCGGGGATCTAATTGGACATACTAAAAATCTGAAACCATGTGGCGCGAAATCACAGAAGACGACATCTACGGAGTGCTCTCCCAACCGGAGGCGGCGGCTTACCAAACGGCGGCCGTCGCCGTGGGGCAGGATGTGCTGACGGATGTGACCACCAAGGTGATCGAACAATGCCGCGGCTACATTGCGGACAATCCGGCCAACACGCTGGCGGCGGGATTGACGCTGCCGGACCGCGCGATCCTGCCGGCCCTCCACCTGATGCGCGTGGAGCTGCTCACGCGGCTGGACATGGAAGTGAGCAAGGACCGCATGGACGCCAAGCGCGATGCGATCCGTTTCTTCGAACGCGTGAGCGAAGGCAAGGTGGCGCTTGAAAGCCCCGACGGCGAGACGGATGACAGCGGCACCAGCACCCGCGTGGAAACCCTCAACTCCCGCGAGCGCATCGCGGACCGCTCCAAACTCTCCGGACTATGATCATCCACGGCCTCCACCACCAGATCGCCATGAATCGGCTCTCCGCCGGCGAACTCGCGCGCCAGGCCCGCGGCCCGGCGGGAGACCCGCGCACGGCCTACGAAAAGAACTGCGAGGCCGAGCGGCTGGCCAAAGAAGCGGAGGACCTCGCCGAGCACGTCAAGGGCAACGAGCAACTCATGGAAGGCATCCTGCACCAGATCCTCTATCTCGCCAAAAGCCCGCACCAGAGCCGCTACCGCAGCCTCACCCTCACGGCCCTGGAACAGGCCCACTCGTGGCTCATGCGGGAGAACGGCGAGCGCGAGCCGGAGCGCGATTTCAAAATCCTTTCACCCACGCCCGCCATCAATGGCGCGGGCAAACATCCCACACCGAACGCCGAACATTGAAGGAAGACCTGCCAGCCGCCGCGCAAGTGGCCATGATCCGCGACCTGCTCCCCACCACGCTGGGCAGCCGCGAGGTCCGCGAAGCGATTGCGGCGGACATCCGCGCCCGGTCGGTGTTTTCGGCGCGGGTGGGAAATGCGGATGTGCTCTCCGAGATCAAGCGGCAGGTGGATGCGCTGGCCGCCGGGGAAACGAATCTGGCATCCGCGCGGCTGGCGCTGCGGGACGTGCTCAAGGCGGTAGGCTATACGCCGGAGGGCGGTTTCCCGGAAGACATGGGAGACGTGCCACCGGCCAAGGAAGGCGGCCTGCAAGACATCTCTTCCACGCGGCGGCTGGAGTTCATCCTCAACACCCAGACGGCGCTGGTGCGCGGGCGCGGCCAGCAGATGCGCGGCATGCAGCCAGCCCGGCTGCGGCAATTCCCGGCTTGGGAGTTGGATCGGTATTTCGAAAAGGCGGAACCGCGGTGGTGGGGCGGCAAGCACCTCGGCACCGCGCCAGTGAAAGAGAAGCGTGTGGACCCGCGGCCCCGGTGGATCATCGCCGGCGGACAACCTACCGAGGATGGCCGCCTGATCGCGCTCAAGGGTGATCCGATCTGGGGAGAACTTGGCTCAAGCGGGAATTTCGACGACGCGCTCGATGTGGATTTTCCGCCGTTTGCCTTCAACTCCGGCATGCGATGGATCGAGGTTTCACGCGGCGAGTGCCTGGCACTCGGCATCAAGGGACCGGATGGCGAAAGCATCGACGAATGGCAGGCGAGGGACCACCCGCTGCTGGTGGACACGCAGAGCGGCATCCCTGCGCCGCAGGCATCGGTGAAGAATCTGGACCCGGAAATCCGCAAGGCATTCGAAAAATCCGCCGGCGCGGTCATCGTGGAAGACACGGCGACCACCAATGGCAATGCGGATGAGATCCGCGCCAAGCTGGAAGAACGCCGCGCGGCACGGGAGGCACGCAAGGCGGAACGGCTGGCGAGATCCATCGAATCCCGGCAACTCGAATATGAAGGGAGGGGCGCATGAGCCTGCGGGTGGACATCGACGTGTCCGGACTGGACCAGGCGGACCTCGCCGCACTCGGGGCGAGGATGCGCGACGGCGCGGGGCTGCATGCGCGAATGGCCGGCGATGCCGAGATCTTTGTGAAACAACGCGGCAAGGTGACGGCGGCGGGAGAACACCGCAGCGCATCGCGCCTGGGCGCGCAACCCACCGGCCACTTGTCGGACGCTTACGAGGCCATCGAAGGCACCAGCACGGAAGCCAGCGCCAGCCTGTTGGTGCCCCGTGCCAGCCGCCTCCGCGCCGCCTTCGGCCGCTATGTGATCACGCCGAAAAACGGCAGCAAATTCCTCACCATCCCGGTGGCGCGCGAGGCCTATGGCAAGCGCGCCGGCGAGTTTGATGATCTGTTTTTCATGCGGGCAGGGCCGAAGAAAACCCCGCTGCTGGCGCGGGACGTCGGGCGGGGATTCCAGACCATGTATCTGCTCACGCCCAAGGCCGACATCCCGGAAGATAAGAACCTCATCCCATTCGATGACCTTGCCGAAGAGGCGCGCGACAGCGCCGAGGCATTCATCGACGAAGCCATCGCCGCCACCTTGTCATGAGTGATCGTTTTGACATGCTCGAGATTTTGCAGGCCGACGTGACGGCGCTCCTGAAAAACGTCCCGGCCCTGGCGGATGCCGTGATCCTCGCGGACAACGAGGGAGACATCGAAAGCAAGGTGGTGCGCAATCTCGCGCCGCTCACGGGCAGCAAGCGGGGATTGGCCGTGGTGGTGCTTTTGCCCGAGATCACCGAGACCGAAACCAATCTCCCCGGCCCTCCGGTGACGGTGGAGATCGAGATCCAAACCATCGAGGCAGTGACCATCAACCGCCAAGCCAACGCAGGCACCGGCTTGCGGAGTTCGCAGGCCGCGATGATCGTCCTCAATGCCCTCCACCATCACAACACCGGCACATGCGGCATCTACGCGGAGAACGACCCGGTCACGCCGGTGAAGGTGAAGCCCGGATACGTCTCTCACGCGGTGAAACTGAAAGTTGCAGGCGGCATGCAAGGCCCCGGCAAGCCCGCCCAAGTGACGGCCGAGGAGACGGATGACGTCGTCTATTTGTCATGTGCCACGGCAGGGGCCTCGATCTGGTACACCATCGACGGCTCCTACCCGACGCCGGCCAACGGCACGGAGTATGTGGGGGGCATTTCCGACCTGACGCCGGGCACCGTGCTGCGTGCCGCCGCGTACAAGACCGGGCTCAATCCCGGCGATGTCACCGAGATCCTCATCGTGGCTCCGGCCACCCAGCCACTGCCCACTGGCGGGCTTTACGATGGCTTGCTGGCCTACTACAAAATGGACGACGCCCCCGCACCCAGCGGCCCATCGATCCAAACCGACAGCCACGGGACCAATGACCTCACGGGCAACAACAGCATCGCCATCCTCAACATTGCCGGGGTTGGCGGCGGGATCGCGGTTGCCGGAAATGCGGAGGCCTATCTCGCGGGCAACTCGCCCATCAGCGATATTTCCGGCCCATGGACGATTGTGGGGTGGTTCAAGACCAGTGACAGCAGCCCCTCCGGCATAAGCAACATTCTCGCCGGCGGTTCGGCATACCGCATCGGAATTTTCGATGGCTTTTTCAGTCTGATTCTGGGAGATGGCGCCTTAACCGGCGAGTTCGGCGCCAACGTCACCGAAGGCGCTTGGCACCAACTGGCCATCGTCAATGATGCCGGCGGCTACCAGCAGATCTACGTCGACGGGACAGACGTCTATTTGGCATCCGAACCAACCTTGCTGGAGGGTGGTGGCGGACTGACCATTTTCGGCGACCTCGATTGCGGGGTGGACGAGCTGGGTTTCTGGGGCCGCGCGCTGAGCGGCCCCGAGATTGCCCAGCTTTACAACAGCGGGCAGTCCCTGCCTTACGAGGATTTCAACGCGCCAGGATAAACCAATCACCACCAATAGAAGACCAAGACCATGCCAGCCATCAACCGCACCAGCATCATCTCAGGGCCTGCCCTGATCAAATACAATACCTCGTCGAGCTTTTGGAGCAAAGGCAACGTCGAGGTCAAAATCATCAACGACCGCTTCCCGGTCGAAACCGCTCACTTCGGCAAAGTGGATGAGCGCATCCAGGACCGCCGCGTGGAGGTGACCTTCGAGCCGTCCGGCGCGATCACCTCTGGCCTGGCCGCCGTGCTGTGGCCTTACGGTGCGTCCACGGTGGGCAGCTCCATCTTCACCGGCACGGACAAGCCGCTGGAAATCTTCGGGCGAGACGGGCGCAAGATCACGGTGCATGCCGCGGCCATCACCAAGATGGCGACCCTTCGCCTCGGCGTGAACAGCACGCTCATCGGCCCCATCACCTTCACCGGCCTGGTGAAAAACAACACCGATCCCACCAACGCCGCGGCCTACTATACCGAGGCCGCCGTGGCCTATCCGGGAGATACCGGATTCACGATCGCGGACATCAAGACCGCTGCCGCCAGCGCCGTATGGGGAGCCTCCTCGCCATGGAACTCGTTCACGTCCGAGAATGGATTTGAGGTGGACTTCAACCTCAACCTCGCGCCGCAAAAGGTGGATGGCATCGGCACGGTGGACATGACCTTCCAGTCGCTGGATGTGATGCTTAAAGCCATCCCCGTGGGACCTGCCGCGTTGGACATCCTCGCGGCACTCGCACCGACCACCGGGTTGGGCGCGTCCATCGCCACGGCCAACAACCTGACGGTCACCGCGGGCACCGTGGCGGTGATGATTTCCAAGGCGGCCATCACCGAGAGCGGGCTGCTCTTCGGAGCCGTGCCGAAACGCATCGGCGCCACCACCTGGATGGCCACGCGCACCATCACCACTGGCACTGCGGACCCACTGTTTACGGTGACGGTGTCCTAACCTAACCGGCGACGGTCATAGACCGCCGCTACAGGAATCCACCATGCGCATCTCGCTCCATTCCGGCAGCACGCTCTACCCCCTCGCCGGGGAGGGCGGGGTGTCCGAGCGCACTCACAGCAGTGTGGCGGACTTCCAGCTCACGCCGGAGAGCGAGGTGCAGGTGGCGGCCTTCGTGCGCGGCGCGTATGCCAAACCGATCGACCGCGGCAACCTGCTCAACGTGGTGAGTTTCACCACGACCCGGCAGTTCGCCACGCCGGCGGCGGCGGAGTTGTGGTGTCTGGATTACCATGGGTCATTCCCCTCCAGCGGCACGCTCTATTTCGACGCGGTGGCACCTAACGGCACAGTATCGCGCCGGACCATGGAAAACGCCGTCGTCGATCCCCCGCGCCGGCGCTGCATCGGCGCGACGGCATTGGTGGATTACACCGTCAGGGGCGGTTCCATTGCGGTGGGATCGGCGGAGAGTTATCCGACAACGATCACCGTGAGCGGCGTGTCCAGCCCATCCGGTGCCAACAGCACATGGAGCCTCGATGAATATGCGCCGGTCTTCAATGGCCGCCCGAATTACAACTCGGGGATTTATTGGATTCAGTGGAGCGGCACACGATGGGAGTTCACTACCGACATGGGCACGGATTATTTCTACTCCACCGAAAACGTGGATGATCCGACACTCGTGACCTCATGGACCAACGGGCCGGGAGCGGCAGGCACTTTGACAGTGACATGAAAATCCTCCTCCAGACCGCCGACGATTTCATCTTCCTGGCCGGCGACGGGCGCCTGGGTGAGCGGGTTTTCCCGAAGGCCGACGGCTTCGAGCTGGCCGGCGAGCTGGAGCGGCAGATCGTGCGCAAGGTGCGCGGCGGCCACGCCCGCGCGCTCAACCGCGGCAACATCCGCCACCGGGCATTCTTCCGGACGCGGCGCTTGTTTCCCAGCGAGCAGGAGGCGGAGGATTACGCGGCCAATGCCGAGCGGTCGTTTCCGCGCACCGGCACGCTTTATTTCGTCACCGGCGGCGGCACCCGCAAGCTCCTGCAGGCCCGCGTCAACCCGCCTGCAACCACCGTGCAGGGCTGCGAGGCGAGATTGCAATACCAGGTGGAGGGCGGCCAGTTCACCCCGCTGGAGCCGGAGCTGGTGATCGACGGGCTGGAGGGCATCAAACAGCGTTTCGTATCGGACGAGGCGGGCGAGTGGTTCGAGTGCGGATTCGACTCGCCGGAAATCCTCTCGGGCAATGCGGCGGATGGCTGGACCGATGAGTTCGGCCACTGGCGGCTGCGGCTGGAACGCTCGATCGATCTGGTCAACTGGGATTACCAATGGGAGGACGCGCCAGGCAGCCCGGTGCTCGCCAGCGGAGTCTATACCTACTGGGGCCGTTCCAAGGTTCCGCGCCTGTGGAAATACGTCACCGTGGACGAGACGCTGACCAGTGACCGGGCCAACAAGAGCATCACCATGCTCAATCTGTTTGGTGCGAACATCACCGCCGGAATGTCCTATCCCTATGCCATGCCATCCCAAGCCGCCACCCTCCAGGCGCATCTCATCGCGGCAGGCTACACCGGCACCGTGGTTTCCAACGTGGCCAAGAGCATGAGCGTGGTCGTCACCAACTGGACCAACGGCGGCGCGGACGATTTCCCGGTCACTTTGAGCGGCAGCAATGTGACGATGGTGAAAAACGCCTCCGGCGCGAACATCTCACTGCCCGGCTACCCCTACGCGATGCCGGCTCAGATCACCAACCTGCAAGCCGCCCTCATCGCCGCCGGTTTTCCCTACGCCAGTGCGCGCGTCTTCGGCGACGAGTGGACGATTTTCATCCCCAACCGCAACGCCATCCTCAACCAGCGCCAGTTCATTGCGACCATCAGTCCGGCCGATCCCTACACCTACCAAGGCCCCACCGGCACCGGCACCGATGCCGGATCCACCCTCACGGGTACCGTTTCCAACATCCGGGCCACCACCGGACTCGCGCCGCTGAGCGAGGCACCCAACCAATTCGCCCGCCTCGGTGCCAGCCGTGGCCCGAACCACCTCTATTGACCCATGGCCGAGAAGAAAATCGAGATCAAGATCGCAGCGACCGGCGGCAGCCAGGCGGCCGCCGAGGTGGGCAAGGTGGGCGCGGCGGTGGAGGCGGTGCAAAAGGCAGCGAGCAACAACAAAGGATTCGGCGGGATGTTGGATGGCTCGCCCGAACGGCTGGATGACGTGGCCGATGCCATGGAAAACGTGGCGGAAAAGGCCGACGAAATGGAGAAGGCATTGCCGGACCTCACGAGTTTCGATTTTGCGGCGGAGGGATTGGAGAAACTGACCGGCGCAGCGCAGACGGCAGCACCGGCGGCGGCAGCGGCAAGCGGCGGGTTGGGAACACTAGCGACGGTGGCGTTGCGAATGGTGGGTGGTCCATTGGGAGTTCTAACTGCTGCCGTCGGATTGGCAGCATCCGCTTTCCGGAATTGGTATGACAGCATCCAGGCAACGATTGCCCAGCTTGACAAAGAGGAGCAGATTGCGCGCGAAGGGGCGGCAGCAATCCGTGATGCCGGAGTAGCTGCCGAACGCACCGCGGAACAAAAGCGGGAAGCGGCGGATCGGGCGCGAGACCTCGCCGACGCCATCGCGTCCATTGAGACCAGCCAAAGCAGCTATAACGACGCGTTGGAGAGAGAGATCGGGCTGCTGCTGCAAAAACAAAAAGCCGAGAATGAGATTGCCAAAGCCAAGGGAGATACCGAACTGGCGGCGGAAGATGACCCGGTGAAAAAAGAGGAGATCCGGCAGAGATTGAGGAAAGAGGCACAAGATCGGGAACTCGCCGGCATCGAGGAGGAGAAACGCAAGAGGCAGGATTTGTTGGATCGCAAGGAACAGGATGTCCCGCGTGTCCAAACCGAGGGTGACAACGCGGCGGGAGCGTTTAGGGCGAAGGCCGCAGAAGCCGAAGCATCCGCGGAGAATCAACGCGAAATTGCCCGAATCGCCAAGATGCGCGAAGAGCAGTTCAAAAGCCGGATGAATAACGAGGATTTGCCGTTCGAAGATCGGCAAGCGGCGGCGCGGGAGAGGTTTGTGACTGGCAATGCGAGGCAAGCCGCAGAAGACGAAGCCAAACGGCAGGAGGCAGCGGCAAAAGACTTCAACGACCAGGCGGACAAGATCGATGCCGCCACCAAGAAAGTGGTGGATGACATCACCGCCGAAATGCAGCGGCTATACGAAGAAATCCAGAAGCTGCAACTGGAAGGGGCAACCAAGCGCGAGGTGTTCGGCGAGCGTGACAAGCAGGGCGACATTGCGGTCAACAGGACGCGCAGCCAGGCGGAAGAACGCGCCAAAGCCAAGGCGGACGAAGAAGAAAAACAACGACTCCAAGCGGAACTCCAGACGGGTGAATCCGGACTGGATGCCAATGCCCGCGAGAGAGGTCTTGGGCTGCGAGGCAACCGCAACGACACCGTCGCCGCTGTGGGCAAGGCGCTCTCTGATGGTACGGACGCCGCGGAATTGCAAAAACTCGGCGACATGGTGCGAGACGCGGCCGGCAGAAATTCGGCAGCCATGACGCAGGCCCTCCTCGGTCTCATCGGCAAACTGGATCAACAGGAACGCGATTTGGAAGTGATCCGGCAGAAGCTCAAAAACAAATAACATGGCATCCTGGCTCATCAACGGTAGCACTCCGGAAGCCCTCGGCCTTGAGGTGGTGGGCGGCGAGTTTGTCACGGGCCGCGCGTCAAGCGTGCGGCTGCGGCAGGTGGCGGATTTCGATGGCACGGAGACCTTCGCTTTCAATGCGGCGGTGGCGATCACGCGGGACGGATCGCCTTTTTTCAAAGGCAAGGTCCGGGCCATCCCCAAGAGCGCCGACGGCGGCGGCGAGGGCATGGACTACCTGGTGGAGGACGCATGGGCGGAACTGGAGCGCCTCACCTATCAGGAACCATGGGCGATCCGGCAATCGGATTACGTCGGCACGATTTATTCGCCGACGGTGATCCTCGGGATCAACTCGTCCGGCGTGCGGATCAACGTCGGCCAGCAAATCACCGAGGTGCTCAATTTTGCCATCGATCAGGAAGTTGACCTACTGGCCGGCACGATGCCGAGCGGCATGATGCTGTGGCCCTCCGAAGTGACGGGGATGTCATGCGCCCAGGTGATCCGGGACTGCCTCAAGTATTACCCGGACTGGATTCCGTGGTTTGACCATTCCACCTCGCCGCCGACATTCCGCGTGACGCCGCGGGCGAGCGCCACGGCGTTGAGCGTGCCGATCACCGACTGCTCGGCCATCGACGTGGAGCGCACCCATGACCGCGTGCCGGATGGCGTGCGGATCGTCTATCTCACGGCAGGCCTGATCGACGGTGCGGTCTATCGCACCGTCACCATCGACCAATTTCCCACGGTCTCCACCGCCGCCCTGGTGGCCGCGGCACCGCCGGGGATTCTGGTGGCCACCGTCGAGCTGGCCGGGATGCAGATGCAGATCCAGAAGCAGCAGGTGCAGGTGAGGGATTTGCCGACGACCAGCACGGACGCGAAAGCCTATCTCAAATCGAAATTTCCGGCGGTCAAGGATCTGGCGGATGGCGATTGGACGATCACCGCATGGAGCACGGCGGTGATCCCGGATGATTACACCGGCGACCCCATCGATGAAAAGCTGGAGCGCAAGTATGGCGCGGACCGCACGGAACTGCCGCGCGAGCTAGTGCGCGGAAACATCGCCGAATGGATGCAGAAGAAGGTGGGCCGGGTGCTCGTGGAGTTCGAGGTTGAGGCTACTGGAACGGCGACGGATGAGGAAAAGAAAAAGATCGAGAGCCTGCCGAAAAATTTCACGGTGATCGCCACCGATGCGGTGACGAAGATTTACAAAGGGATCAGCAGTTTCGAAGCGGCGGATGATGTGCCGGTGGGCATCGCGCAAGCCTACTACAACACCATCCTCA